AAACATACGAGTAAGTTTCTTTTTCTCAGCAAAACCTACATCATATTTTTTACCGATGTCGTATTCGTTAAAATTTTGAATACGATAACCATGACGCTTCATCCACTGATCGAACGCATAAGTCCAATCGAGCATGACTCCATCACAATCTGTTAGGATTAATTTATCTCTCATACTACTAAACCAGTAGTAGCTTGAAGCCAAATTTTTTGAACTTCATCATTTGTATCACACATCAAAATAATTGAGAGTTTGTTAAATGTAATTTTCTCAGGATCTTTTTGTCCAGTAAGACAAACGCCAGGGGCAAAACCTACACCGTTTTGTGTTTGTACAAATGCTCGTGGGCTTTCTAAAGTAATAGAAGTTTCGTCTTCCTCAACAAAACGACCAACCATTTCACCTGCTGCCGTTACTAATGTTACTACTTCACTCATTATATTTCTCCTTCATAATATTTGTCGAATTTCTTCTTGCTCTTTTCAACACGCTTGAGAAATTTATCTTCGTCAATTTCGAGTGTCTGTAGTAGAGCAGTTATCATAACGAGAGCATCAGCAGCTTCTTCGAGCACTTTGCCTTCGTTTCGTTTTCCCCCACGATTTAAGTATTTAGAACATGCTTGAACGAGTTCACCACATTCTTCCATCGCTTTTACGATTACATCATCCATCATGAACTATCTCTGCATCTTCTTTGGCAATATAGTTCAAGAACCTGATACCAAAGTCGTTATCAGGCAATTGACGTGTAAGATATTCTGTAGCGAATGATTCGATTAGCGGAAAGGTCTCACCAACGTGGGTCGAGTACCATTTGCTGGGGTCGCTGCATTTTATAATCTTCAATAATTCCATAGACAAATCCTGCCCACTTTTCATGTTCTTGTAAGAAGGAGACCGAAAGGCCTTCTTCGCGACCATGAGCTTCGATTTCCCATGGCTGTTCATAGTAATCCATCTTATCGTGGTCAATCTTTTGCTTGTGCCAACGAGTCAGATTGGGGTGTCGGTCGTATGAATACATCTCGCCTCGGGCCCATTGTTTTACATGGACCATTTCGTGGCAAATGATTCGTACGAATTCTTGTAGATCATCAGCTAAGTCTATTCGAATTGTAAAATCTTTTGGACGAGCTGTTGGATCTACATAGTCATATAATACATCAGCGTGTATACCTTCGTTTTCTACTAAGTCCTTTACACCATGAACGGTGATCTGTAGATCTTTGATACGAGGCATAAGCTTATGCGCGCAGAAAGGAATAAGATCGCGTGCTAACTTGCGCTGGACAGGAGTAAGCTTTTTGGTGTATACTGTTGTCATACAATCTCCAATTTACATGCCCATTCTACTATATGGGGCTTGGATTGTACATGCCGACTAGTTACATTTTTTTTCATAAGAAAATCAATAACTTACGTCTACTTCTTCTTATTCCCTATATTATACTTAGCCACCAGTTCCCAATCATTCTTGTCCTTATGGGCAATAATTTTGATTTGGTTCATTGGAGCAGCAGGATCAGAAAGCTTCTTATTATCAACAACTGTGATAAGATCCCAATCTGCTAGTAGCTTAGTAATTGTATTGCGTCTGCCTTGATCTTCTTCAGAAAAATTTGTAGGTTTGCCATCAAGGGCAAACAATTCTTTGAAATGAACGATGTAATACTTGCCACGTTTATGAAGGATGTGACATGACTGATAGAGTTTCTTTTCTTTTGGAGATGCAATACCGATACGTGTAAGTGTTTCACGTACCTTAAGGAAATCGTCTTGACTTTTAAGTGTAACCTCAACGAGAGATTCTACCGCACTCATATTATCCACCTTTTTCTAATTTTGTTTTTATTCTTCTTATTTGTTCATCAGACAGGATAGTTAGTGCTTGCGCCGCTCTCTCATTGCTATAACCATAGAACTCTGCAACTGCTTCCACATCACTGTCTTGCTCTTTTTTAAACCACTTCGAGAATCTTTTTCGTGGCCTAACAATATTTATAAGAAACTCGTATTGAAGTTTGTGGTCGAGCTCGTGGTGGATATTCATCTCATTTGCAAGACATACAGTATCTTGGAAGTATGATAGTCCTCGATTTACAATGAAGGCATTGTAGTCTTTCTCAGCGAGAGTATCGTTATCAGTGTCTCGCATCATATTTTGTTTTGTGACATTGATGGAATTTAGATAATCAAAGGGACTCGTCGCCATAGTGCTCCTCCGTTTTCTGTTGTATAATATCCATCAACTTTTCACATTCTTCACATACATCGAACGCATAATCACCCATGTATATTATAGCTGGTTCTTCGGGGAGTACATTATTGCATTCAGGTATTTCACATGTTCTCTTCTGCTTTCTCTTAAACATCACCACCATCCTAAATTATGACCATTATGTATGATTATCATGAAACAGGTAAACACATGGAGGAGCCACCAGAATGTCCTGATGATAGCTACTGCATCTGCTTGTGTATCTGTCTCACCTACTTTTTCACCAAGTGATTTGGCCCAAATTCTCCACATTACGAGAACTCACAGTTGACCATAATCTCGGTGAGGCATGCAGTCATGTTGATCTCATGATCAGCAACGAATGCATCCTTGTATTGATAATCGGCGAGGATGAGAACGAGTTGAGGCACACTGCCAGGTTTTAGAAAGTCAGAACACTTGTTGTAGATCTGACGAAAGATGGTAGCTGCTTCTACGTCTGAGTTGTCTGCGACCCACTTTCGGACGGTGGTAAAGTCTTTGTCTCGTAAAGCTCCGACAAGATTTTGTAGTGTAGTCTCATGTAGATTAGCGAGTACACCAGTGTCAATCCTACCAGTAGCAGAGTATCGTTGTAGTTCATTCAGAATCCTTCGATTATCTGGGAAGTATTTACTAATTACCTCGGCAACTGCTTTCTGATCGAAGTCCACATTCTCGGATTTGAGGATGTTGATGACTCGCTTGAAGAGTTGAGCTGCCATATCTGGCTTGTCATCTTTGGCAATCTTAAACTCGATCACACTACATCGAGAGTGAAGAGGTTCAATGATCTTGTTCTTAAAGTTACAAGTCAGAATGAATCCACAATTCTTGGAGTATTCTTCCATGAAGTTGCGAAGTGCTGGTTGAGTTGAGTTTGGATTGAGGTAGTCTGCTTCGTCGAGGATGACGTACTTACGACCACCGCTGAGTGAGACTGATGAGGCAAACTGTTGAATCTCTACACGAAGTGTATCGATGTTGCCATTCATCGAGCCATTGATGACGATGTAGTCGCAGTCGAGTTCTTCTAGCATTGCTCGAGCGACTGTCGTCTTACCTACACCAGGACCACCAGTGAGGATAAGGTTTGGAATATTGTCTTGATCGACAAACTGTTGAAATGTTTTCTTCAGATCAACAGGTAGAATTGTATCACTTACAGTTTTGGGACGATACTTCTCGACCCATAAAAAATCATCACGCATAAATCACCTACTTTCATAAAATAAAAATGCCAGTCGCCCCATCCCTTCGCGCATGGCAGACACGTCAAGCTGTTCCGTGCCCCCTTTTGATCGTATTACTCGAAGGTTGAGTTAGCTTCGAGGCTGATCCAATACTCTACATCGTCGGACACAAAGTGAGAAATGCCCTTAGAGGAAAGACTTACCGTGTAGGAGGACGGCAAGATCTTAACGTTTTCTGTTTTGAAAACTGCGGTAAAGGTACGATCGGTTGTTCCTACTTCGATATCATATTTATCAGAAGATGGATTTTTTGTGTCAGTTGCTCGAAGAATGACTTTGCCATTTTCACCAGCAACAACAAGATCGGGGAATGACATGACGCCAAGTGCTTTCATGATCTCAGCAAAATGTTCTTGCTTAAGTTCGAACACAACATCAGGATCTTCCAATACAATCTCTCGATCGGGTGGTGTAATGATGGTAGAAGGATCAGCAAATGTATAGCTGACTGTTCGACCAGGTGATGCGATGTTAACCATACGCTCTTCGATCTGATATTCAGGATCTTCGAACAATGATACAACACCGAGAAAACGAGACAGATCATAGATAGCAAAAGTCGAAGGAATAATATCTTCGAGTTTAGCTTTCGCCATCATCGTCTTGTTTGGTGAGATGGTCTTCAAATTCGTGCCTTCAGAAAACTGAATGGACGGATTGATAGACGCAAAGTTTTTAAGTACTTGAATAGTACGTGTATTGAGTTTCATAATATAGTTTCCTACGTTTTCTTACCAAGTTTTTTAGGATCAGCTGTTGCACTTGTACCGATTTGGGCCATATGTGCTAGTGATCCACCAAATGTGTATGATCCAACATGCTTTAGTTGCATCCATGGACACATCCATACCTTTCGACCCATACGAATTACATTATAACAAAACATGTAGTCTTCGGACAAGTATCGATTAGAATATTTCTCTTGATGTATGCCTGTCGTCTTATCGGATAGAAATGCGATCACATCATCTTTGGACGCGTCAGGCTTTTGATCATAAAATGCTTGAATTTCGTTCATCAAGTTTTGTGACTTATCATCGATCAATGCATCAAAGTATGCCATAATCTCGCGACTACCATCAAAGTTTGCAGTACGAATATGATCTGGCTTGTAATAGAACTGAGGATACTTTTCAGCATACTCTTCGAATACACGCTTTTGAATCATCATAAAACCTGTACCGCCTTCAGCTACCTCAGCAGGCTCACTGATCTTAATACCACCAGTTTTACGTGGATTTAATACAAAGTCACCAACATAGTTTTCAAGATTGTTAGGATTCTCATCGGCTACACCTTGATTGACTGCTTGTGTAATCTTTTCCCATGCGATGGTCTTTTTAGGATATGGACCACACATCACATCATACTCATCGGGATTTTGAATCATTAAGCCTAACATTGCAAGAACATCGTCTGACTTAAAACCAATATCTGAGTCGATAAACATTAAGTGTGTAGCATCAGATCGCATAAACTCATCAACACAATAGTTACGAGCTCGAGTAATCAGTGACTCGTTAAACAAATAATAAAACTGCAACGGAATACCATACTTCGCCATCTTTGCAGACAGATCAGCCATTGCTCGAGTGTACATACCAGCACACATACCACCATACATTGGAGTAGCTACGAAAAGTTTAAACTTTCGCATCTCCTCAACTTGTACATTAATTTCCATAATATATCCTCACTTTGAAATACTATCCTACCATGTTTCTACGTAAATGTAAACAGGGTGGTTTTGAAAATAAAACGATGTACTCTGCAGATTATTCTTTTTCATATACCTTAAATGCTTATGCACTAATTTATCTGGTACATGTACATCACAATTTACCGTTACTTTACCCAAAGAAATCCTCCAAAGAATTTGTTTTCTTTTTTCCTTCAGGTATAGGTGTGTAGTCAATGTATGGGGCGTGACTGTACTCGTAACCTTGCCAATGTGGATACCATCGACGAGAAAGGTGTACGGACTGGGGTTTTTCCATATATTCAAAGTCTAACTCACCTTGATTATTTATCATCTCTCCCACCCACTCGTATAAAGATACTGCATTCGAATTATGTAGTCTTAGTTCTTGTCTAAAAATTTTACGAACAGCATTACGGGATACCCAATCACCACAAAATGGCGCACCTTTATGCCAACCAGTTTTTGGTATTTTACGGCTAGGATTTTCGATGGGTAATAATTCATAGAGTTTAACATTTGCACCATATGTTTCACACACCGCTCGAGCTTGTTCTATGTACTTACGAGCAAGAATTTTTGTAGCTTCTTCTGGATTATCTTGTCGACAGAGATGATGTCTTACGTCGATGTTGCCAAAATAAAATTCGATATCTGTGTATGAACCTTGTGGAATAAAACTATCAAGGCCTTCTTTCAATGCGCCGTGCAATGTTTTAAATGGCACTGAGATGTTTTTCCAACCTGGACGATACATGCAAATGGCATGACTATCGCCGATCGCAATCTTACGAGACGGATGCAATGTATTTGGATCAATCACTTCTGCTGTGTCACAGATTCTTTTAAGGTTATCCCAATCGATCTCATTCCATTCGGAATTATACTCTTGACCCTTTTCTTTTGCTTTATCTAACTTTTCCTTCATTATTGCAAAGTAATCAACCATATCAATAACAAGTGAGTATACTTTGCCTTTGAACTTTGAGAAGTTAACGAAGTTGTAGATACCACTATAATTCTGTAAACCACCAAACAGATTCAGAGAGCCGCCCCAATCATTTCCATGATATACGTATAGTGTATCGTATTTGTTCCAATCTTCTTTATAAAGATGACCAGACATACAGACATCAACTGATCTACCAGATTCATTGAGTTGATCTGCGTAGATAACACCTTGAGCCGCACGATGGCTATCCATCGATTTGGACATTACATTAAAAGGACAAGCAACTAAGCCGCGCATTGATCTTTCTCCCATTGACGATATGAATCTATTCTATCATAAATCGTCTCATCTTGTAAAACAGGTTCTGTACCTACGTTCCAGAAAAGTATGTCCTGACTGGTATTTTTAGGTATGTACTTCCACACTTTACCATCATAAGTGTCAATAGTGGGGAACGGAGGTAGATTCTCTTTCTTTTCTGCTTGCGTAAATTGTAGAGGTTCTGATATGACCTCACCTCTACCTAACTCGCCTGCTTTAAGGTTCCGAGCAACAGCAACGCAGCGGAAGGTAGCATTGGGCCATGCAATCTGAAGAGCTCTTGTAAGAACACCAGTAGAGATAGCGACGTATACGATTTCGGGCTCAGGAATCTTGCTAGCCGCATATACGATTCCCGCAGTGGCGAGTTCGTGTTTGAGCCCGAGGGGGATGAAGTACGTGCCAGTTCGTTCAGCATATTCTTTCGCCTTTTTATTGAGGTTAGGCATCGCAGCAATGCGATGAAATTCTACATCAGCGCCACGCTCTATACAACAAGCTTGATGCAGTGATACTCGTTTAGAAGAAGGCATAAACAACTTCACCTTCTTGCCATGATGTTTAGCTACGTCAAGTAGAGATACGCCGGCAAGACCAGTCCGAGGCTGACAATAAACCATGGTATCAGACGGGCAACGAGCAGCAAGAAGATCACCAGCTCGAGTTTTTGTTCCAAGTATAAGGTCGTCCCTGACAACTCGCACTCCGTCATGTACTTTGACAACCGGGTCATCATTGTATGGTGTCCATCCATCACACATCTCCAAGTAGTAGTCTTTAGCAGCCTCGTATCCGAAGATGCCGACATCCTTATTTACTCCATCAATTACGTGGTTATTGTGAGCCATATCTCTTCTCAAATTGTAAACGCAAGTATGTCTTACGACTCACTGCAAAGAAAAACATTATACCAGTTTGTGCTATCATTGTAACTGTCGGTCCCCACATAAACTCGAAGGCATAATATAAAATTACCCAACTTAAAGCCATATTAAGTGGTGTAGCTAGTACAGTGTCAGTCACTGCCTCTATCACGGCTCTACGAACTCGTTCTGTCATACTTATTTGTCTTTAATGACCAATTTTGTGGATAAACCCAATCGTACGGGATCATCTTCGTTTGTTTCTTCTCACCGAGTTTCATCGACATGAACTTATAATGCATACACAACTTATCTTCCAAATTAAGATACTGATGAGTGTGTATAGGATTATTCGGGTGATTCTTTAAATAATCCATATGCTGTACTTGCATCTCTGCCCATTTATTCATAGGGACGTACTGGCCATCTTCATCGATCTCATACTTCGACTTGCTCATTAAATGTGGACAGTCAAACACTTGTGATAAGCCATCGAAGTATCCTGTACCTCCATGTAGGAACGAATCGGGATCGATCAATTTAGGATGCGTCATTGCAATATGACGAGCTGCGTTCTTTGATGGATACATGGCATTACGAAAACCAAAATCTCGTACCATGATGATGTTCATCTTCTTAGCAAACTCCATCATAGTCAATGGTCGTTTTGCATTCTCAAACAACTTGTCGATTTCAATAGCTGCATGCTTTGGTGTATCGATCAACCAATCTTTGACCTTCGTATCCTTCGGATAGTATATCTGAAACAGATCAGAACGTGCATGGCGATAGTTAGAGAAACGTACTCGCATACCATCATAACCATGATCTTTCCACGCCCTGAATGTCTGCCAATGTTCGTTACTAAACGAGAACAAGACACAGCCTTCGATCAATTTGACACGATTAGTTTCTTTCTTCATCTCATCAACGAATGGACACTCATGCCAGTGTAGACGATGTGAGAACTGTTGATAGTTATTCTTGAGTAGGAAATCTTGACGCTCGTCATAAGCACGACAAAACTCGAAGAACTTATTCGTTCGAGCCTCTTGACACCAGTCTTTCATCCAACTTTCTACTGGTTTGCCGTTCTTTAATTCTACATCGGCAATTTTTGGATATTGGATGTCGTGTTCGTGTTCGCCTAAGAAGTGAGTGAGCGACATAGTTTTTGGTATTCAGTCACGTTCATATTATTTGCCTTGAGAATAGCATCGTCTGATGGATGATTCTTCATACCATTAAACGTATCAACAAGACCAAGTTCTAGCATATACTTCTGTCTACCATACGGATGGTCTTTGATGCCACATGATGACCATAGGTTGTCATAGTCGAGATGATCGTAGTCCGGACCTGGGCGTACATAGTTCTCAACGTAACGAATGAAGTCACAACATACATCTTCAGCATTATATGGTACACTTCCTGTATCATTATATATCTTTGTCATCACAGCGTCGAGGAATTGTTCTTTCTTCATCTTCTGTGTTGGCTTTGCAAGATATGAGATACATTCTACAGCATTTGTACCGTAATAGAACATGCTTTCTAAATTGACATACTGTGGATACCAATCTGCAATGTCAGCCACAACCGCCGCATATTGGAATTGATACTTACGCAATCCATTCTTGACATTCCACTCGAGCATGAACTCACCAATCTCTCGTAGATCTCGCTTACCACCTGATTCCAACCACTCTGCCATTTCTCTTGCCAAACGAGGTGCATACTCGCCGAGGAAATAATCACCACCTTTCTTGTAACCATCTTGTGGTTTAGGGAATGCAGGAAACTGATAACCTACACTCGTATAGAATGGTGCAGGATAATGACGCATCAGTCCGACCATTTGTTCAATGTCTTTACACTGATGCAGATTGAATAGAATAGTGTTATGATAACCTGAAGGTTTGGTTGCGTAGTTGATCGCAGAGCCTGTCACACGATGCAGGATGAATACGTAGAGCCATTCAGGTAAACCGAAGTCAGCATGTTTGCCTGTCCAATCTTTTGCGACCTGCTCACGCTGGCGTGTCACCATACCAGCTTCCATCTTCTTCCAATATGGATGCTTATCAGTCCAACCATAGAACACATCATTGACGATCTGAGAGAAGCCAGCGTACTTACGTTCAACTACATCGTATAGCTCAACGTGTTCCATGAGATCATCTCCCATGTTACTCTCAGCATGTTTGATCATACCAAACGGAGCGCCTTCTGATACGTTACATTTTTTTTGTTGACTGAGTGCTAGATCAAAATACTTGAGGAACTCGTCATAATATCGGGTTGGTTCAATCATTCATATAGTCCTGTAATACTAACCATACTACTATGACAATTACTGCAAGTACACCAAAAAATATTTCTAGCATTTCTTTTTCGCTTTATGATATTCTTTGCATACTGTTTCGAAAGTAGCCCACATTTGATTAAACTTAAGCTCGTATAATTCTTTAATGGCAAAATACTTATTCATAACATCATCATCGGTATATCCATCTGAATCATTTACTAGATACTTAGTTACCATGTCAATATCATCTGTGACTTTCCAGCAATCTTGGATTTGTTGTTCTAAATCAAAAATTGCATTACTCACAACCCAATTCCTCTGCTCGGCCGCCTGCATAATAGTATAACTCTCTCAAACTTTCTAGTAGTCGTTTGACATCATCTTTGTGATACTCTGCGATCTTCCCAGATTTCGTATCACCATCCCCAGGAATAACACCTGGAATCATACTTTCTAATTCACGATCTACTAATTCTTTGAGACTTACCTTTGAAGTATGATTTGGTTCACATGTACCTTCTCCAATGTAAACACAAACTTCAATGTCACCGTCGCAAGTCAACCATGGACCTGCATCAATTTCTATATAGCTCTTTTCCATATTATTTAATCCCATTCCACATTTCTTCCATTTCTTCTGGATCAAGAACATAACCAATCGCATTCATAAAACGAACCCACTGCATAAACATTTCAAATGTGGACTTTTCGATTGCGTCAAACTCAAAAGTTACAGTAGAGTTGTCTGAGTCTGTACAACTAAATCGAATTTGTTTACTCTCGATCATTACCAATCCACTAAATGAAAGTGCTTTTCGTAAACGTGTAAATTCTGCACTTGCCAATAGATGTTACCTGGTTCTACATGATCAAAGTTTTTATGATTGAGATCATCAACCATTTTATCTAAGACGTGCTTTTGCCATGCGTAGTCATTTCTGTAACCGAAGATGACGTCATTGGAACGCATCTGTACACAGCAGTGGAGCTTATCCCCTCGGATATAGTAGGTGACGGCGTTCGTACATATGAAATCACTTTTACCATTTTCATTGTACTCGGTCCAGATGCTTGGTCGATTGTAGACGATGCATGCTCGGCGGGAATCTCGATTAGCCATGAGCTCGGCCAAGGCTCGCTCGTATTGGTTGTAGTATTTGTCGGAAAGGATAAGATGTCCATAATTTGAATTGATTTCTCCATGTGCATTGGCTGCATACTGCCATGCCTTTGGTGGTTCTTTGAGATTGGCATAGATGTCGTCGATGTTAGTCGACTGTGAATAGTACCAACCGAGTTCGGCTTCGATGTACTCTTCATTTGGTTCACCAAAGATGGCAGGTTTGTCGGCCAGAAACGAGGCACCGATCAACTCAATAGTTATACCACCAAGTCGATCTTTAACCCAATCTTCAGCGCGCAGCTTATCCATAAATGCGCGGCGAATATGTTTAGTCGTCTGTTGCATTAGTCACCCTGTTGAGGAAGTCACGGTTAGGTTCTTGACCATCCATCTTACCACGCATATACGCGACGACGAAAGATGCATAGTTGATCAAGTCTTTAGCTGAGTCTTCGATTGATTCGAAGTTAGGCTCATAGTTAGGATCATGCTCGCTAGCTTCGATCACTGACTGCATACGCAAGACTTTTGCATAGATGAGGTCGGTAATGGTAGCGATGCCACGTGGATAGTAATCTGCTTGACGAATGCGAGAGTGGTCATTCTGATAGTCGTTAGACTTTTTGACTTGCACTTCTGCACATTCTTGCAAGACTTTAAGAGATTCTTTCATTGAACTGCTCCATACTCTTTTACAATATTGTACTTTTCTTCAACATCGTCATATTCAAGATATGCATCTAAAGTATACTGCTTATCTTGTCGATAGAACATAACAACGTGTGGATATTTTGTCTTCATACCATCTAGCTTAAGAATGGTATCATATTTTTGTTGCACAGATGAAAACGTTTTGACTTCGAGATCATAACCATTCAGATGTACAAGATCATGCCAATCACGAGGATCAAAGACAAAGTCAAACTCTTGTCGTAGATAATACTCTGCAACAAGACCATCGAATGTGTTTTTAGTAATCAACTCTAGACTACGTTGCTTCTTGCCTTGTTTCTTGGCGTTTTGAGCTTCGTGCTTGATTAGCTGTTTTGCTTTGAACGGTGCTAAAAGCGATAACTCATAATGACTCTTATCATTAAGATCATCTTCACTAAATGACAGATCTGACGGTATACCGAAATCTGTTTCCAAATTATTCATAGCTTCTCTCGCATTTCTTCCATTCGCTTGTAAGATTTGAACCATGATTCAGGTGAACGAGGTTGTGACATTGATAGCTTCAGCTTGCGATTCTTAAACTGTGCTTTCAATTCTTTAGCAGCGTCTGTACCCATAAATCTAGATACTAATCTTACCACATTAATACGGAATTGTACACCATGATGCATCGCGTTTGGTGTCTGATGTGCTAATTCATGAATGAGTGTGTACTCATCGAGGCCAGAGTTGGCGAGTTTGATCTTGCCAGTCCAGTATGCCATGCCAGCATATCGTTTCATGCGTCCAGTGTGTTCAAGAGCAGTCTTACGACCTTCTAAGTCAGACCATAGCTTACTGCTTGTGATCTGCTTCATGCGCTTCTCAGCTTCTCTGATATCTTTGAACTTCTTAATGTTTACGTTCTTCTGAAATGCCCATTCAGATTCGTAAACCTTTTGCTTCTCACTATCGACTGAGGACTTTTTACCTGTACGCAACACATGGTTCTTTTTGAGCCAGTAGGTTTCGTACTTAAAAATCTCTAGCTC